GCTACGTTAATCACCCTGACGATAAGGGCGGTCCAACTAACTGGGGGATCACACAAGCGGTAGCTCGCGCCCACGGATTCTCTGGGGATATGCGAAACCTGACCCGCCAGCAGGCGCTAGATATCCTGACGGCCGACTACTGGACAGGGCCACGCTTTGATCTTGTTTCTGAGGTATCACCAGCCATTGCCGCCGAACTGTGCGATACCGGCGTAAACATGGGCCCATCGGTGCAGACCAAATGGTTTCAGCGCTGGCTGAACGTGTTCAACATTCAGGGCACGCTCTATCCCGATCTGATTGCAGATGGTTTTATCGGTCCGCGAACTATCAGCGCGTTAAAAAGTTATCTTGCCCGGCGAGGGAAAGAGGGTGAGCTGGTTATGCTTCGGGCCCTGAATTGTAGCCAGGGTCAGCGTTATCTCGAACTGGCAGAACAGCGCAGCGCTAACGAGACGTTTGTTTATGGCTGGGTAAAGGAGCGGGTGGTTATATGACACTTGAGATGATCGCCGGACTCGTTGTAGCTGTGTTTGCTGCTATCGCCGCCGCGTTTGGCTTGGGTCATTTACGCGGCACCAGCAAAGCGGAAGTGAAAGCCGACCAGCAGCGCACCGAAGATAACGCAGCGGCAACGGTCGCAGCAGCAGAACGCCGGGTAGAGACAACGAAAGAGGCCAGCAATGTACAGCAGACTGTTAATCACATGCCTGATGACGATGTTGATAGCGAGCTGCGTGACACGTGGAAGCGTCCCAGTGGTGGTTGATACTGCCTGTGACTGGGTAAAGCCAATCTACCTGACTGATCACGACATCGACGTTATGGACCGCCAGACGAAGAAAGACATTCTAGCGCATAACAAAGCGTGGCAGTCGAACTGTTTTTAATGTCAAGGGAAGATGCAGTTTATACTAATTTTCAGATTTAACTCATCCATGTATCATTGAAAGGTTACCATCTATAATACCTTGGAGATATCATGGGCATTTGGAGTAAAGTCAAAGAAGTAAATACTGCTTACGCGATAGTAGAAAAAATGGTCAAGTTGTCAATATATTTGCTTGTCCTTTCGGGCGGTTCATTAGCTTGGGTATTGGCTAGTTTAGATCCATTCTTCAAGAATATGACTTATTTTAGAGGTTTCCTGATACTTGTAATATTTAGTTTGTTATTGTCTCTTATCTTATATCTTATAAATCTTGCTATTAAAAATTCAGCAACAAGGAAGTATTATAATTCATTGGCTACTACAAGTAGTAATATCAATCCTTTAAACGAAACCTTTGAGGGGTTGATTATAAATCTAGAGGATTTACGTTTGCCTTTGAATAAGGTTCATGAAAACAAACGCTTTAAAAGATGTGATCTAGTTGGCCCCATGACAATAGCATTGGTTAGCGGCAGTCTATCAAATTCACATCTTGATGTATGTCATGAGATAATAGCGCTTCCTGAGGGTGAACTTATGTTGCCTGGTGTTATTAAATTTTTAAACTGCACATTTATTGAGTGTAGGTTTGTCCAGGTGACGATTATGACAAATCCGGGAACGGCAAAACAAATACAAGGTATGCACCCAAGTCAGAAAGTCATCGGCCTAGGTTAGAAAATAATCTATTGTAGTTTTAAAAAAAGTAATTGATTATTATTTTAGAGTTTTGTTTACAACAAAACTCTTTTCTTCAATGGTCAAGAAGATGGTTACTTCCATAAGGGGCAATACAGTCCAGTATAAATCGGCCCGTTAGACGCGGGCTCTTATTTGCTATTCGTCCTCATTTGAAGATGGAGCTTTTTTAACTCCGTGCCTATGTAACTGGAAACTTTCGGCAGTTTTGCCTCTCGAAAGGTCCAGGTCTAAAAGGGAAAACACATGCAGGTCACTATTGATGGTGTCCCATATGCACCAGCCTGCGCAATTTCATCGCGCATTGGCATTGCCATAACGACACACCAACGTGCAGACGTTTTAAAACGAGCGCTCGAACAGCACATGAAGCATCTTCCCGCTGGCGCGCTGATGGTTGTTATCGATGACGGTTCAAAACCTGCTGCGGTAGTTCACGACGGCGTGCAACTGCTTCGCCATAATGAATCACTCGGAATCGTTGCCTCAAAGAACGCCAGCCTGTCAATCCTGATGGATGCCGGGTGCGAGCATCTGTTTTTATGGGATGATGACGCTTGGCCTATTGCTGATAACTGGCACCTCCCTTACATCGAATCACCTGAGCCGCACCTGGCTTACCAGTTTATGGATCTGGCAGGGCGCAATAAGCTGAACGACATGGCGGAGCTGTACCGTGATGATAAGCATGTTGCTTACACCGGTCAGCGCGGGGTGATGCTTTACTACCACCGCAGCGCCATCGAGAAGGTTGGCGGATTCGATCCAGTATACGGTCGCGGTATGTACGAACACAGCGACCTCGCCCTGCGCATTCATAACGCTGGATTGACTACGTGGGCGTATGCCGATGTGACTGATTCAGAAAAGCTGATTCATTCTCTCGATGAGCATGAGGCCGTGGAGCGCTCGGTACCGAAACCAGACCGACAGGCGCTGGTGGAGCGTAACGTTAAAATCCACAACGAGCGACGTGATACCGGCTTTACCGGTTACGTAGAGTACCGGCGGCAGCGCGACGTAGTTATCACAACGCTGCTCACCAGTCAGCCTGACCCGCAGCGCGGCACGAAAATGACGGCCGCACCTGACATGCTGACCAGGTGGGCTACCTCGCTTCGGAATTGTGGTCGTATCGCGCTGGTGGATGAACTGCAGACAGCCCCGGCAGACGTTGAGCTGTACCGCGTGCCTGACGTGAAGATGAATGTTTACTTTCGGCGCTGGCTTCACATCTGGCAGCATCTACGCGATCACCCAGAATACCGGTTCGTCTGGTGTACCGATGGTACTGATGTCGAATTGCTGCGCGCGCCATGGGATGAAATGCAGCCCGGGAATGTTTACGTCGGTTCTGAACCGAAGACGTACTCCGACACTTGGGCAAAGCAGAATCATCCGGAGCGTATCTATCAGGATTTCATTGAAACGCACAGAAATCATGTGATGCTTAACGCTGGCCTGCTGGGCGGTACCCGCGCTGATGTCATGGCATTCGCTCACGGCATCATCCGACTTTTCTACCGGATAGAGAGTTATCGATTCTGGAGGAAAGAACAGACTGGCGTCGCGGTAGGTGACATGCTGGCTTTCGGCATTGTTGCTCATTCATTCGCTGGCAAGGTGATTACCGGACCTCAGGTGCACACCGTTTTCAAAACTGATGGGATCGGTAAGGAGGCCGCATGGTGGAAACACAAGTAACGATCAATATCTTTACTGCTGTAATGCACAAAAATAGCTTTTACATTCATGCCGACACGCGGCAAGCGTTCTGGATAACTCTTAGTAGTACGCTTGGATGGGGCAAATTTGAATTAATCCGCCCCTCAGACGAATTTAGCCCTACTGGAGGACTTTTTGAATTAGTTGAATTGCGCTCGGTAGATTCAGAGCCCCCTGAGTCAGTAGCTGTAGGGTCAAATGTTTTATGGCGTCTGCCGGAAGCTCTCGAAGTTTTGAAATCAATCCATTCTTCTGATCTTCAGGCATATTTGCTACCCGAATTATGTCCTCAAGGGCAATTATAGTGTCATTGTGAAGTCTTACAGTTTGAACTTTCAAAATGGCACTTAAACCGCCATCATCAAGCAAGAAATCTATACCTTTCTCGGTGATGTAACATGAGTGTGAGTTAAAAATGTACTTAACGCCTTCACCTAAAGTCTGACTTTTTATTAGCGGATTACTTATCAATCCATGCATTTCAAGATATAGAAGACATGCAATAAAATGGTCTTCATCTTGAAATTTTTCAAGTAGTTCAAGCTCCTGTGGGTATGTTAATGAACGAGGTGCACAGTCAACTAAAGCATTCAAAACCTCAAGCTGCAGAGCTCGATTGTATTTTAGTGTTTTATCCATTAATCCACTCCTTAATTATTTTTATGAGATTAACTCAAACTTGTTAAGCACAACACCCTGATAAACAGACAGTAACCGCCATTGTGCGGTTTTTTTATTGGAGATTCGCTGGTGGCTGAAGACATAAAATTTGTGGTGGTCGGCCATCACATCCGTTTAAGGCAAGCGCAACGGCTTGCTGCGCTACTGGATGCTCATCTGCTGGTTGATGATAGTAACCATGGTGCGAACTGGAATCACCGGCGCGCTATCGAATGGGCCGCAGAGCAACCTTGCCGGGTAGTTGTGCTGGAAGACGACGCGCTGCCGGTACATGGATTCACCGAAAAGGTAACCGACTGGTTAGTGCGCTGCCCAGATGACCTTCTGAGTTTTTACCTCGGTACTGGTCGGCCTCCTCAGTATCAGATGCAAATAGCCGAACGGCTAATCATTGCTGATAAAGCTCGATATGAATTCATTTCGTTTCCTCGCCTGATTCATGGCGTTTGCTACAGCGTGCCGCCTCACCGTATAAGCCGTGTGCTATCTCGATGGGACAGTGATAAGCCTGCCGATTTTGCAGTGGGTGATGCCTGGGGTGGCTCAGTGATCTATCCGTGTTACTCGCTGGTGGACCATGCTGACGGCGAGCCGGTTGAGCGTCACCCTGACTCAGCGCCACGCACAGAACGCCGCCGGGCGTGGAGGTTAGCCTGATGCCTGCGTTAATACCGAGAGCATGCCGTAAGCGTGGCTGTCCTGGCACAACCACAGACCGCTCAGGCTATTGTCCCAAGCACCTTAACGAAGGCTGGCAGCAGCATCAGCGAGGACAGAGCAGGCATCAGCGAGGTTATGGCAGCAAGTGGGACAGGCTGCGCCCAATCGTTCTCGACAGAGATAAACACCTTTGTCAGGAATGCCTGCGAAATGGAAGGTATACACCCGCTGAGACGGTGGACCACATCACCGCCAAAACAAATGGGGGGACCGATGACCTGTCCAACCTCGAAAGCCTCTGCAAGCCTTGCCACAGGGCGAAGACAGCGGTTGAAAGACTCAAATGACATCAATTCTCATTTGAATCGACAGAGGGGGAGGGCGGGTTGAAAGTTCAGGAACGACGCGCCAAAGGACCGCCGCCTAACCTATTTTCGCATCACCGCAGGTTAGAAAACTTTTTTTAGGGGTCCCCCACTCGATGATTAATAGGAGTTTTCGATTATGTCTGGACCACCGAAAACCCCGACCCATCTACGTTTGGTGAGGGGTAACCCATCAAAACGCCCGATAAATGAAAACGAACCAAAGCCAGCTGCAGGGGTACCCCCAACGCCGAAGCATTTCGACAAGCAGGGGAAATACTGGTTTAAGCGGATGGCCGACGAGCTCGATGCTATCGGTGTGATGTCCCAACTGGACGCCAGAGCCCTTGAGTTGCTGGTTGAGGCATATACCGAATACCGGCACCACTGCGACACGCTTGAAATTGAGGGGTACACCTACCGGACCGAAACGCAGAGCGGGGATGTGATGATCAAGGCTCACCCGGCAGCCGTCATGAAAGCTGATGCCTGGAAACGTCTGCGCGCCATGCTCGGTGAGTTCGGCATGACGCCAGCCAGCCGCTCTAAAGTGAATGCAAAAGGTCCTGATGCGGTTGATCCGTTGGCCGAGTTTATGAAAGCGAGGGATTAATGGCTAAGGTTGCAGAAGGCATCCGCTACGCAGAGAGGGTGGTGGCGGGGGAAATTATTGCCTGTGAGTATGTGCGCCTTGCCTGTCAGCGTTTTCTTGACGATCTGGCACACGGCGAAGAGCGCGGTATTTTCTTCAGTGAGCCGCGCGCGCAGCACATTCTGAATTTCTATAATTTTGTTCCTCACGTCAAAGGTGCGCTGGCAGGCCAGCCTATTGAGCTGATGGACTGGCATGTTTTCATCCTGATTAATATTTTTGGTTTTGTTATCCCGCTGGTGAACGAAGAGACGGGGGAAACCGTCCTGCGTAACGACGGCAGCGGTCGGCCGGTGATGGTTCGGCGTTTTCGTACAGCAGATGTTGAGGTGGCCCGTAAAAATGCCAAATCAACGCTTTGCTCTGGCGTGGGGCTTTATATGGCTGGCGCAGACGGCGAGGGCGGGGCGGAGGTTTATTCCGCTGCAACCACCCGTGACCAGGCGCGAATTGTTTTTGAAGACGCTAAAAATATGGTCAAGAAGGCGAAAGCCACTCTTGGGCGGATCTTCGAATTCAACAAGCTCGCTATCTACCAGGAGCAAACGGCCTCCAAATTCGAGCCTTTATCATCAGATGCGAACAACCTCGACGGCCTGAACATCCACTGTGCCATCGTCGACGAGCTGCATGCTCATAAAACCCGTGACGTCTGGGACGTTCTTGAGACGGCCACCGGCGCTCGCCTGCAATCTCTGCTTTTCGGTATCACCACCGCCGGCTTCAACAAAGAAGGCATCTGTTACGAACTACGCGATTACGCAATCAAGGTCCTGCGCGGCCTGGTTAAAGACGATACGTTTTTTGCCATCATCTACACCTTAGATGAAGGTGACGATCCCTTTGATGAAAAAGTCTGGCAGAAGGCGAATCCGGGGCTGGGTATCTGTAAGCGCTGGGATGACCTGCGCCGCCTGGCTAAAAAGGCGAAAGAGCAGGTTTCGGCCAGAATTAACTTTTTCACCAAACACATGAATATCTGGGTTACCGCTGAGTCTGCCTGGATGGACATGATGAAATGGGAAAAATGCGAGTTTATCGCCCCGCAGCACGAACTTAAAACCTATCCCTCCTGGGTGGGCGTTGACCTTTCAAACAAAATTGATATCTGTGCAGCCGCTAAAGTCTGGCGCGCGCCAGGTGGCCACGTTCATGCGGATTTTAAATTCTGGCTGCCGGAAGGACGCCTTGAGAAATGTTCGCGTCAGATGGCAGAGCTCTATCGTAAGTGGGCC